CTATATGAATAGTTCAAATGATGAACAGGCATTTACAAATTTTGCACCCGGTCAGTTAAGATATCTTAATAAAAACGTTAATAATATCTTCTCAGTAACAGAACAAAGCCCTAATCAGCGCCTTGCCTGGGGTCAAAATGAATTTTTATATGCTAGTATCTTTACAAATAATCTTATATCTTTCCGCCTTCCAGGTTCAACACACCGGCAGGCCGGTGCCTTTATTGGTATAGATAGAGATGGAGCAATACCAAGCAGTAAGTTTGACAATAAATTATTAGGTATATATTTTATTATTGAAGCAAAGCATTCATTCGTTGGAAATGAATATTTTAACGATCTTCATTGCATTAAAGTATATAACTTTAAACAACTCGATGACACATATACTAGTGATCAAGCAGACGGTAACTTGATTGGATTAGTATCAAACGGACAATAAACCATGGCAACTTACACTTCATACACAACTAGAAAGCCTGATACAAATGTAATCACTATAGCTCCTAATATAGCAGATATTGATTTAGCTGATACGTACCAGCAATTAGTTGATACGCAAAATACATCACTCGGTAGTACATTAACACCGGATATTATACCTGCAAGTGAGTTACAAGCAGCCATGGATTATCGTAATGCTTTTAAACAGGGTGATACAATAACAGCAGTAAATAATTTCTATAAGCTAATAACATCATATTTTAATCAGCCTGATTTTTCGCTAGATACCGTATTATTCTGGTATTATAAGTTGAAATATAGTAATAAGGAAATTACATCCTATCAATCACAAGCTTCATTTTATAATCAGAATATTTTAACTAATCAAATCTTCGGTGCATCACTATTCGCGGATAATGTCGTAACAAATAACAATACAACAGATAATTATTTTGATATTGTTAGCGATAGTATTGGCTGCATAGCTAATTCCAAATTTATACAACTAGACAGTACTTTACCTTTATTTGATGTCAGTCAACAATATTATGGTACACCCATTCCAATAGCAGCATCAACAGATAGTAAAATTAGCGCCAATACAAGAAACGTAATGTATAATTTAAGTCAAAAGACTACAATGTATATGAAGCGTAACTTACTCAATATTGGATATACTAACCTTACTCTACAGCAAAATCTTGCAGCAGATGCCACCACATCACATGGATTAAATCTTATAAATGACCTACCGACATTTGTTAATATTAACAAAATGCTCGATCAATTTAAATCAGCTCTTGGTGCGGTATTTTCACAGGCTAAAGCCTTTAGTTTTGTACAGTATCTCAATAATATTGGTAATACAACAGCAGTAAATTTACGTGATATATTTCCTGTTGTTACAAGTGATAGAGATTTTATAGTCGTTACCTCTGAACAGGCAGCACAAGCCTCTGTAGCCCAAGCACAACAAGAACAATCTGATGCAAATGCTGCAGCCGCTCTTGCTCAACAACAGCAATCTCTTGCAAATAATAATGTTGCAGCAAATTATGTCACAACTGGATCTGTAACCAATTCAAATCCTAACCCGACAGGCCCGATTGTTAACGGTCAATATCAAGGTACAATACCTGGTGACTCTGTACAATCACAAGCAACTGCATATTCACCACAAGGTGGTGGCTCCGCTATGGAAGGTGGTTATGAAAGCGCGTACCGTGGACCTGATGGGCAAAAAACAGTACAAACATTACAAGATTACGCTACAGGTAATTCAAATTATGTCACAATTGCTGGTGACCCCACATTAAAAGGACAGACATATATTATACCGCAAATATCCTATACAGATCCAAGCGGGAACACCCAAACACTTCATAATGTACCGGCAATGGTTCAAGATACAGGTAGTGCCTTTTCTGGTGCTGGTACAACGCATTTCGATATACCAATTTATAATGACGGTACGAATTCACAGATGACTAAGCAGCCATTTACTACAACTCCTGTGACATTTACATCTGTTACGAAGAGTACATTTAATAGCACGAGAACCGGTACCACGCAGTATATCGCTGGCAACAGCAGCACACCAACACCTGGAGGAGCATAACATATGGCAATATCACCTTTAACACAAGCTACTGGTAATTTAGGATACATCAATAACGTAAATAGCACCTTTACACAGCCCGGTATTTCACCGAATCCTTTTGCTACACTATCACCAGCAGCTCAAGCTCTAGCTACTACGGCTCCACCGAATTTAATAGGTGCAGCGGCTCTACAGAATAAATCACAAGGTCAGTATAGTAATAAGCAATTTATGGCTCCGTTTTCCTACTCACAAAACGTAGAAGGTACGTTTGTAAATGTCGATTATTTAGGTAAAAGAATTGTGACAAATGGTTCAATGCCATACAGAGCTATTATTTCACTCTCAGCTATTGCTCTGCCAATTACATTAATACATGACCCATCAGAAAATAACCCTGAAAGACTTGTAAAAGCCGTACCGTCGAGTTCATTAAGCTTCTCTGGAACACCTGCGCAAAATGCCTCTATTCAGCAACTTGGTACTGGTATAAACGCAGTTACTAATAGTCTTAGAGGTAGAACGACTCAGCTATCGAGTTTAGCGCAGATACCGACAGCACAATTATTTAGTTCCCTTGCAAGCAGTGGACCAGCAGCTCTTGCTGGCCAACTACAAAACGTATTACCATTCTCAACTATTAATCATTCAATTGCAAATCTACCAGGCTTTAATATAATTACAAATGCGCTCGGTCAAATACCAGGTGGTAGTAGTATATCGAGTGCACTTACAAATCCGGTCGCTGCCGCAACAGGTCTGTTAACACAGACACTATCTGATAGCATACAAATACAAGGCGGGTTACCATCTGTGTCACTGGGCTCACTTGGAGATGTGTTTAGTCTAGCCTCAGATATTGCAAGCTCCGGGCCACCTACAAGTATTACCGGTATTATATCTCTAGAAAAACAAATTAAAGGAATTATATGTAACTTCCAATTACCTGTTATTGGTAACATATCATTTGATGCTATTGTTAAATTTAAATTCCCTAAACCAGAGGATGTTCTCAAGCAAATTAAAAAGCAGATTCAAGATATTGAAACAAATATTATTAACCAGCTCAATATTAAGGAGACACTTAAAAAATTATTACCCGACCCGCGTAAAATATATGATGCTGTTATTAAGGAAATTACTACTTGTGATAATAGTCCAAATAGTAAAAACAATGCCAAGAATGGTCAACCAGGTCAGGTCAATACATCAGAATCCTCAAGTGTTACGACAGCCGTCGATGCAAACGGTAACTTTAATGGATTTGCGAACGCTGAAGGAGCTAAGATATTAGCACAAACTTCAGGCCAGACGTATGGTCTCTTTGAAACAAATCCTGGCGGACAAGGTAAAGGTCTATTTGGATCCGGTATAGGGTTTTAACCTAATCTTTTATCCTCGACGATCTCCGCCTCAATAGGCTTAGCTTTATCTGTAAGCATTTTAAAAATCTCTTCTCTTGTTGCAAGTTGTTTATGCTCAATATTGTTTTGTTGAAGCTCTTTCTTTGAAGCTATATCCATTTCCTTAAGCTTAACTGAGGTATTTGATCGCTTATCGGCAATAGTGAGTTGATTAAGAGAATCAATGGCTGAAGAAGCAGCTTTAATCAACCCTGCTAAAGCTTCAACATCTTCAGCATTAGGAGCTGAAATGATAAAATCTTTAACCGTGGATACCATTTCCAAGGCGTCTTGAACAAGAGTAGCCCCGTTTTCTATAGTAAATTTTTCAAGCTCTTCTTTCGTAATAAGGTCACGCTCTTTTTTTACTTCTTTTACCTTTACATTAACCGCTTGAAGCTGATCGAGTAATGTTCCTACTTCATCATTTATTTCTTCATCCATACTGTAGATATACTTATTCAGGGTTGATTTTAATTAAAGGTGTAGTATTATCAGGTATATGGATCCTAATATTCAATATCTCCCTATCTTAAAATTTGAAAAGACACATGAGCTTGCTAAGCTACCTAGCAAGAATCATGAATCAGATACCGGGTATGATGTCTATAGTATAGAAGATGTTACAATACCAGCAAGAGGTAGTGCTATTGTCAACGTTGGACTTAAATTTGCATATATCCCTGAAGGGTATTGGGTAGAACCAAGATCACGCTCTGGTCTTTGGTTTAAACATAAAGTAAGAGCATTTAACGGTACAATCGATTCAGGTTATCGAGGAGATGCTGGTATTTCATTGATTAATGAATCAGATACTGATTACCTGGTTAAACAAGGTGACCGTATAGCGCAATTTGCTATATTTATTAATATTAACATGCCTGTTGAATGGGGTAAAAGTATAGCCTCTGATAGAGGTGAAAAGGGCTTTGGTTCCAGCGGTAAATAAACCCTAGACTAAAACCCTAGTCCAAGATAAATAATCTATGTGATTATATATAGAACAAAATTTATCTTAAAAGATAATAAAATATTCTACTATGTCGGTAAAGATGTAAAAAACAATAAAAAATATCTTGGCTCAGGTAAATTAATTCCTTGGTTTAAACGAAATAGTATTTATATACAAAAAATAATAATTGATACAGCCAGTACAAAAAACGAACTTACATTGAAGGAAAATTATTGGCTTAACCAGCTCGATTGCTGTAATAATCAAAATTATCTTAATATAAACGGATATAGCTCAGGCGGACAAATAATTAAAAATTATGATAAGTGGAAATTATCTTTAAAGTTAGCAGTACCTAAGCGTGTTGAAAGCTATAAGCGTTCGTGCGCTAAAAGAACAAAAGAAGAAAAATTAATTTTATCAAAAAAGTTATCTGAAGCAAACAAGCGATACCAAAAAAATATGACAGTAGATATAAGAAAAGCTAGAAAAATAAAAGAACTTGAAACAAAGTCTAAGAGAACAACTCCTCAGAGGAACCATGAATCTCGTCTTAAGAGTACAGCTTCAAAAAAAACCTGGGAAGTAAGAAAAGCTAATAATAAGGATATGAAAGAATATTCCGAGAAAGTATCGTGTGGAGTTAAGAGATATAAAGCGAGTGAAACAGCCGAATTAAAATTTAAGCGGCAGTATTTATATCAGCAAAGTATGTATAGAAGAACAGGTTTACTAGAGTATAGGGGTATCGTCTTAGATTTACTAAATCAAAATAAAGATTCATACGATATTTACAGGTATATGAAAGAAAACACTTCCTTACATGTTTATCATGTCGGTATTAAAAAATTTATTGAATTTGTCAAATTACGGTATACAATATAAATTTATAATATGAGCTAC